ATGGCGGGTTATTTGTCCTGGTTATTCCCCCGTTGTAAAATCTCTCCTAAACTTAACGGTACGGCACCACACTTCGGGGATGAAATGTTCGCGCTGGTACTTTTTGTTTGCTACCTGGATGGCGGTTGTGAAGATATTGTTGTGGATGTCTACAACACGGAACAGCAGTGTCTTTATTCTATGAGCGATCAACGGATCCGCCATGGCGGTTGTTTTCCGATTGAGGATTTTATAGATGGTTTCTGGCGACCAGCACAGGAGTATGGTGATTTTTAATTATTGCAATTGCACAAGAGTCAGTTCGCCCCCAAAGACAGCACCGGTATCAATATAATGCAGGTTGCCAATATCCACGCGATGTCGCAACGGTGTATGACCAAACCAGAAATGATCAGCACCTGTAATTCCCTGCCCTTTTTGGCGTTCACCTAATCGCGAGCGGCTCCACAAGACCTGATGCAAATCAACGTCCTTTTGCCATTCATAAACATCATCTGGATAATCGGCATGAGCAATAACATGTTTGCCGGTACGACTGTGTACTTCAAGAATAAAGGGCAAATGCTGACATTTTTCCAGCGCCGTTTTCGCTTGTTTCTGTTGATTATCTGCCAGCGCAATAAACCAGTCGCCGCCATTCATCAACCACAAAGACATCTGCTGGGATGCCAGCGCATCCATCACCATCTGTTCATGATTGCCTCTTACCGCACGAACCCAATGTTGTTCCAGTAACTGCAGGCAACGTAAACTTTGCGGCCCACGATCGATAACGTCTCCCACTGAGATAAGTAAATCTCGCCACGGATCAAAACCACAATGCCATAATTTGCGGCGCAACTGCTCAAGACAACCGTGTATATCGCCAGAAAGCCAGATATGTCGCCATTGATGACCCGCAATTCTCTGATAAACGGGCGCAGGCTGTTTCATCAATATTTTCCTCCCGCGCTAAAGATCACATAATCTTAACAAGAATGTTAAAAAACGCTGGACTCAGACAGTAGAGTGTGTGTTATGGTTGACTATAAAGTCAGCGAAGGAAATGCTTCTGGCTTTTAACAGATAAAAAGAGACCGAACACGATTCCTGTTTTCGTCAACAAACAAGAAACCCTTTTTAAATTAATTTGTTAAGCAAAATTACGCTCATCTTTTAATCCCAAACACGTACCATTGCATATTAATGCATTCAATTAGTTACCATTTTTTTCGAGTTTTTTAGAGAAAATTTCGGGACTATTTCAGACCAATCCAGGCAGAAATAAGCAATCCCTATATTGAATGATTCCGCAACAATTATGTAAAATCACCTCCGGCTGATTTTCATTCAAACTCGCGCTATCGAACGTCCATCAGCCAGCCGCAGCACGTTCTTGCATACGACGTGGCTGCGGCTTCCAACATTAGACAAATAACTCTTTAAATTGCTTTTAAATTATTTCGTTTGAATGCCAGTAACAGGAAATCGTTTATATAGGGTTGATAGCCCAACGTTATAGATACGTGCAACATAACGCCGTGATTTCCCTGCCGCTATGAGCGCTCCCATCTGTTGCCACTGCTCGTCGCTAAACTTCGGTCTACGCCCACCAATCCGGCCTTTGGATCTGGCAATAGCCAAACCAGCTAAAGTTCGCTCGCTATTCAAATCAGATTCATACTGCGCAGCAGAAAGAATATTACGGAAATTATAGCGACCACTAGCTGTTTTCAGGTCTACGCCATCTGTAATACTCCGAAAATTAATACCTTTTTCGTGCAGATTTTGAAACATCAATAGCGCATGCAGCACATTTCTCCCTATCCGATCTAACTTCCAGACAATCAACTCATCTCCACTTTTCATCACCGTAATTAATTCCTTTAACACAGGGCGATTAGCTGTTCTGCCACTGGCATATTCTTCATAAATTCGCTCACAGCCAGCTGACTCAAGTGCAAGACGTTGCAACTCTGTATCCTGATGATTTGTTGATACACGAACATACCCGTAAATCATGAGTGCTTCTCCTGTTGTAAAAACAGGAGAAGAGGCGAAATATCACCTGATTCAGAAAAATATTTGAAAGGTTGGTTTGGGAGAGGCGGCGAAACGGGATGTAGGAACGGGACATAACCTAATCCCTGATATGAGTAGTTTTCAGTCTGGTGGCGGGTGGTTTAAGTTGCCGAGTGGATATGTTATTCAGGCTTTCGAGGCATCTTTTGATTCTAACGGGCTATATATCAATTTCCCGATACCATTTCCGAGTAGCGTTATTGCTATTGTGCCAGGCGTTTTAATGTCAACGCCTGCCTCTCAATCACAACAATTTCCATCAATACAACGTGACGTCAATGACCTGACCCGATTTTTTGCTAAATACAATATTGGTGGAATGAATTCTTCATACTTTATTGCCATAGGGAAATAACCATGTATTTATTTTCGCCAAGCACCCTGGGTTTTTATCCCATCGAGATGAAAGAAGAATACCTTACCAATGGTTCATTACCATCTGATGTTATAGAGGTTTCCGATAGCGTCAGAAATGAATATAACTTTGCACCACCTGAAGGCAAACAGCTAAGTTCCAGCCAAAATATGCCTGTCTGGATTGATATTCCACCGCCGACGCGTGAGGAGCCGATTGCTGCTGCTGAGCAAGTTCGCCAGCAACTGCTGGCCCACGCGGATGCCACTATGCTGGACTGGCGAACAGAACTGATGCTGGGTGAAATCAGCGACGCCAACAGAGCGAAACTGTCGGCGTCGCTGGCATATAAGAACGAGGTTAAGTCGGTTGATGTGACAACCGACCCTGAGCATGTTAACTGGCCTGTTCCCCCGGAGGTATAACGGCATCTGGTTTTGAGGCTGGTTTAATGAACTTTTTACCGTCATATGACCAGCCCACACCAACACCTTCTTCAGCCAGTACAGCAACGCCATCCGATGGATTCCATTCAGATTCGCCATCCCACACGGCGATATTGACGACAACACCATTTTGTACGACTGCATAAATATTGCTCATTACTGATACTCCCACACAATAATATAACCCTGAGAACCGTCATCACCTCTGGACGCTGCACTGTTTGCCGGACCGTATTTACCCGTTCCGCCTTTTCCATAAACGCCAATCATGGTCGAAACTGTGCTTTCGAGTCCGACAGCCATATCATCACCAAGACCAAAAGCTGCACATGACGGGGAGCGAGAAACAGAGTGAAACAGAAGTCCGGCCCCTGTTGGTGGTGAAGCTTCGGCGGCACTGCCACCTGAGAACGGAGGAACCTGCTGACGTTGTTGTGAGCCTTTGCCGCCCGGACAAACGAGTAATGAACCAAAACTTGTCTGACCGCCATCACCACCTGAACCACCAGGACCCGCACCGCCCACACCACCGGCGCCAATCGTTACAGGTACAGATTCAGGAATATCCTGATAATAAAAAGCCTTTCCGTAGGCTCCAGGAGAACCAGCTGCGCTAATGCCACAGTTATTTGAGGCTGTTGCTGATAAATTGCCACTGGCACCACCACCACCTATAGCTTCAACAATTATTTTTTTTACGCCTGGCGATTTGTAATACATCCCCGAAGTACCGAATACCTGTACCCCAAGTAAACGCCCTGTGCCGTCACCCAGTGTTAAATATTGTAGAGTTTCCGATACGTTTTTTTTACTTAAAATTTCCCTACCATTTTGAGTCAGCGCTGTCATATCCATTGTTCCAGCACCTGTAAAAAATGCCAGCCCATCCGGTATTCCTGTTAAGCTCGACAATGATGTCAGATTATCATTTTTATCCTGTTTATCATTCAGAATGTCTGTCATTCCCAGGTTTTCGAGAGCCGTTTTCACCGTGCCATCCGATTTGATATCGCCAAACGGATTCTTGCGGCTCAGGTATTCAACAGCAAACCCCGATCCCAGCAATTCAACAAAACCGGGCAGATCACCATTATCAAGCACATCCCGTTGCGTTTTATCACTTACAAACTGGGCCAGAGCTGCAGCAATAAAGCTGGCCTGCCGAATAACCTTATTGACTTGCGCACTGGATGCTTTCCCTGCTGTAAATCCGGATATAAGCGCAGGCAACGCTTCCCATTCCTCCTGCGACATAACATTGGCATTTCGATCAGTTGCAAACGCTTTAAAGTCATTTTTTGCCATCAGAGTAATACTCCCCATGCCCCTACATCAAAACCACTGATGAATTCGTTATCCATATCAAAACCAAAAAATTTAGAGCCTTCCGATGGAGTTTCCACCGAAGGTGTTTCAATGCCCCCCGCCCATACCCCGGCGGCTTTTACTGTTAGATACCCCTGTTTAATTGCCGCAATTAACTCACGCGATACATCTGAAATATCAGTATCAGGAAAGACCCAGACCGATATCGTCATGTCCTGGTTATCGACAATCTGCATTCGCAGCCCGGATCCTGCTGTTGCCGCGTCAAGAATTGCCGGAAGCGAATCATTCCGTCCGTCCCAGTTATTAATCGCAATCTTCGCTTTAAGAATGACACGATAAGTTTCATCGCTGAGATACATGTATCCAGAATCAGGATCATATGGCCCCTGCCATACCCCCTGATCATATCCAAGCCCGTCGGTATCCCAGCTGAAATAGACACCTGAGATAGGCTGGCTGACAACACGGCTACGTCCGATCCACAATCCCAGAATGTCAAGTTGCACACCAACCGCAGAGTCAATATCAAATGCAGTAATCAGCCCTCTGGTGGCAGCCGCAACATCAATAAGTGGCCGGGTCATCAGATCAACATGCGCAAGAAATTTAGGTTTGGTGGCGTGGTAGTTCGTGATTAGTTCGGTGTATTTGCTCATGACTCCACCGTTATAACGATATTTTCCGGGGTACAGGACGCAGATTCGTTGTATCTGATATCAATGTTTGATGACGACAAAGCCTCCGGGGATTTCCCAATCGTCAGTTCCTGAATATCGTAATAGCGTGCATTCCCGCCACTCACCACGCCAAGATTCGCCGGTGAGTAAATGCGACTTAAAAGGACCGAATCACCAATCATCAGACTATTGATATAGTCGGAAATAGCCTGCTGGATCTGCTGCCCTATCTGTGAGGTATAACCCGTAAAAACTTTTAATTTAATCCGGGCATAAACAGGCACATCACTGGAACGCGAGAATTTGATTACATGGGGATTGCCGTATTTATCCGGAACCGTAACGGATGTTGTACCGTGAGTGGCTGTCCCCTGGCCTTTATTCCCTCTGATAGCCTGAGCAATATCCGTCACATCACCGCCATCCACAATTACAGCAACAGAGTGTGGCGGTAACCCGTTACCATCCTCCGAACCAGTATCGTTTTCATAGAGTTTGTGGCGGGTTACACCGGTAACATTAGAAACAGCACCATCCAGTGCTTCAAATGGGGTTATTGATGGCAACGCAACACTTTGCGACTGGCGGATACGTAACTCCGCGTCAGTTTCTGCCGGAGTGCCCACGGTAGCCGCAGCAGGATTAGTTACCGAAACCCAGCCACGGGTTGGCGTATTTATTTCAGTGATAGTTCCAGCCAGCGCCGCCACTGCACCACTGACGGAACATGTTGCAGTCACCATCACTGTACCATCCACGCCTACCACCACTGAAGCAGGCAAACGCCATATCACATTATTACTGTCTTTCACGCTGCCATTAATGATGGTTGTTCCGGCAGTTCCTGTAAGAAGCAAATCAACCGTAGAGTTCGTCGCGCCTTTACGTGAAATACCATTTATTTTCACGTTACTGGTCAGTGCAGCCCCATAGCCGGTTGCCGGTGAAAAACAGTTGTAGACAGTTATCGCCATATTATTGGCATCATGAATCGCCAGCGCCATCAGAGCCACCATCTGGCCGTCTTTGCTGTCCGGTTCGAGGTAGGCATCACTGCCATAAATCTGCTGAAAATAGCTAATCAGGGTGCTGAGTATCGTCTGATAATCAGGCGCACTGATCCCCTCCGCGGTTACCTTTGCAGATAAACCGAGAGAATCAAGGTTCAGAGCCATTACGCCTCCGATTTAACAGTCGTTATTCCATAGAGAGTGTCGATTTCAGCGGAAAACATGACACGTCGGGTCGTGGTATCCACCGTCGTATTGAAAGAGAGGATTGATTTAACGCCCCGCGTTTCGAGGATGCGCTTACGGATCGCCAGGTTGTAGGTTTCCGGCTTCTGCCTGCCCAGCACGGACTGGATCCATGGAGTCCCTTCGGTGGTGTCGAGAAACCATTGCCCATACCACAATTCGAATCGCGTTTTTACCGCCTGCGCTACGGCCTCCGGTGAGTTAATCAGCCAGGTGTCATCACCGCTGCCAAAAGTGTAATCGCCATCGGCGTCTTCACGTCTGTATCGCATCAGTTTACTCCGTCGGTATTGCTTCCACCGCGCTGAACACCACCATGAGTGTGCGTATCATCAATTGGCTTGCCGTTAGCCTTCACGCTACCCAAAAACTCAACAGCACCAGTGATTTTTGAAGCCACACCAGAAACCACAGACCCCACCATGCCACCCATCCAGGTTAACAGGCCATGAATGGTTACTTTCTCAGAAAAATCAGCCAGAGGGGCAACCACATCAAGACCACCCGGAGCGACAATTTTAATTTTCCTGGTATCAGGATTAAGCTCAAAATAGGTGCTGCCGTCATCACTACGCAACTGTGTGGCACTGGTATTAATACCGCTAATCTTCCTTGCCTGCGACTGGGGACCGACAATACAAAACGCATCCGATAAATCATGCATTCTGTCATCGACCGGCTCCTGTATCCCGCCACTCTGCCACCAGAAATCAATACAACGATCGGCAAAAATCACCAAACATTCATCACCGGCTTTAACTGGAAAAGTCAACGTACAGCCTCCGCCGCGCGGAAATACCACTGGCACATCCACCAGCAGGGGTAATGTCGTCGACTGGTTGATTCCATTTGAGTCCGGCTCATAGCCTTTAATCGCAGGTTGAACAACCACTGTTACCGTGTCCGGATCAAATGACTGGACGATACCGGGCATAGAAACACGCAGCGCCGACATGACAGAGCCAGCAAGTCTTACATCGGCCTGTTCTTTGCTACCAAGTTGAGCGCTTAAAGAAACGGGCATTCATATGTCTCCAGAAAGCAAAAAACCCGCCGGATGGCGGGTTCGTAAATAAACTTTTTGCTAGGCTACTTGGGATTTCATTTCTGCTATTTTGTCCAACATCTTGTTCACCACTGCAATAGATGAACTTGCTTCAGTTTGCAAAATAGTCTCTGTTAGATCGTAGTCCGCGCGCTTACGCTTCATTTTTTGCTGTTTGAGAACTGCCCCCAACTGGATAAGAGACATTAACTCATAAGGTTCATCCTTCCGCCTTGCATCCGAAATAAGATATTGAACAACTCCATCATGTGTTGTCGGCGGGCAACACGTCAAAAGGCCACATGTTTCATGGTAGAACGCATAGTATGCCCGTGAAATAGCACTTCTGAAACCAGACTCAATACCAGTGTCTAAACATGCACGGGATGCGTCAATGAACTCTTTTCCTTGGATACTCATATCGTGAAGTGAATCTCCTGCCGATTACGCCCGCGGAACCAGGCCGTCACATTCTTTCCAGCGAAGATCTCATTCATTGCAATTTCAGTAGCAACGTCAATATCCATATCGGAAAGCATATCGGCATCCTCACATAAAACATCACAAACTATGCCAGCATCCCCATCCGGGCTTGTGACATAGTCATGAGAAATAGCTAAAACACCATAATTCTTAGCGACATTAGTAATTGTTCTGGAAAGAAGATTTATCTCATTCGTGCTTAAATCAGTCACACTTATGAATGTATCTAATGCCCGTTTTTTTTCCATGATATCTGACTCCATGCTTTCTCGCTCGCTCTCACTTCCGATCATAGACAGAGCTTTTCGAGCAAAAAAGAGTGATAGTTCACCATCGCCGTCAGCATAGGCTGCATTCCTTGCTCGTATGCACAAAGCAAGGCTGGTAATTTCCCGAGCTAACCTCACAGCCTCTTCTCGGTACAATTCATACTGTCCAGTATGACTGAGGTAAGAAAGATAATTTCTGGCTACTGTTTCGTCACGGTATGCAACTGCCTCCTGAAAAAAACCGACAGCTTCAACATGTTGATGCGCAGCTCCATAAGCCAGAGCCAACACCATCAACTTAACTGGCTCATCAGGGATTTTGCCTGCTTCAGAGACAACTCGCTTTAGCGTAAAAGCATCCAGTTGCTGCCCTTCATCAATACGTGAAGTAAGCATCTCAAGCGTTTCATTCAGTTTGCTATACAGTGCAAGTGACATTAATCATCCTCCTTAACGGAGGAATTTATCATTGGAAGGCATCATCAACAACCTGTTGTTTTATTCATTAATCCATATTCTAGACTAATGCTTTGCTCTTTTCTAAGGAGAGAAAGGAGAACTGGTTAAAATTTCTTACTCTCACCCAGCCACTTTTTTACAAGGGAAAGATTCGATGATTTTCGGCGCATCCATGCTGTTCTGCAGAAGCTGGACGCCAATGTAATTCACTTCACCTTCCGGCAATCATACGTCCAGAACTCCCGAGGCTCGTCCATATTTTTGCGGATAACTTCAACGTTGAGGATCGCTTTTTTGTTTCGTTTGATGTAGTCCATACCTAACCAACGTCCAGTATTAGGATCAGGTAACATCCATTGCATCATGACATTATCGAAATCGTCTTTTTGTTTCAAAAAGGTCATTTTTTGTGTTTCTGGCTTTTGACCATTGATGTGCATGAGGCCATCATTACCAGCATCAAAGCGGAATGGTCCGCACTGCGTTGCCGCCGAAACTGTTAACGGCAGGGCCAAGAATAAACAAAAAAATACTTTTTTCACTCTACATCTCCGACTTTGTCCAAAGTGCCTTTTGCCAATAGTTCTTTGCCACCTTTAGCCAGGCAAAGCAGGTCCATATACCACGCCTGCCCTCGGGTGTCGCCAGTATAATCAATGCTGCCCACAATGTAATCACCGTCAGTATTAATGCTGGCAGGCTGTGACATGCCTGGCAGACCGTTAACGTAGAGATTACCGTCGCTTTCAGACTCATCCAGTCGTGCTGGCGATTTCGCTACCTGGTCATTACTCAAAGAGGCACGGTATACAGATGCCTGATCCAGACGAATAAGCCCACCGAGCTTAATATTTGGATTAATCAGACATCTGACATTTACGCCAGCTCCCATCGTCTGCTGTGGCATACCGATAAGCCCGGTGTTAGCATTCAACACCGTAGCAACACCAATATATTTATCTTCAGGAACAATATTTACCAGATTATTTTCATACCACCAGTTAGCTTTACACTGCCCTGCGATATGATTCATCAACCTTGATGTGTTTTGATAAACAACGCGACCTCGGGGAAATACCGTTTCCGGCATGTCAGGAACTGCGCCGGATTCGATGCCATATGGTTCGAATGATTTCATACCCAGACTGAAAAGATCTCTGTACTTCCAGCCAGCTGCCACTGTGGTTTTCACACTTGCGTTCAGGTGGCCTTCCCAGCTGTCAATACACTGCAACATGATCCAACTGTCTGTGGCATTATCTTTACCAGTAACAGTAAAACGGATATCTCCATTGAATATCATACCAACGTTTTCATCAGGATAATTACCTGCTGCATCCGGTTGCCCCTTGTATCCGGCAATAACCTGTATACGCGAAAACTCCTTCTGCATAATCCGGTTCTGAGTGGTAGGGGACAGGTTATAAACCTTAAAATTCCCAACGAATCCATTAAATATGGTCGCAGGCATTTTCTGAATATTGAAAGTGACTTTAAGCTCAGAAATTTTTATCCCGTCGCCCTTATCATTAACAAGCAATAATTCAAAGTGACGCATCCAGTTTTTCGACATTGTTACTCCGTGAAAACATAGAGGTGTGAGAGCGTTCCAAGATCGAATTGCGTTGGATTCTCCTGCCCCGCCACGTCGCAGAGCACCACCAGAGAAAAACCCAGATCCATATATCGATACTGTGCCAGCAGGTCAGCCCCCGTAATCATCGGTATACCTGATATAATGGCGGAGCCATTGCTGTCAGCAAGATCCAGAACCCAGTACTCGCCTCGCCAGATGACAGACAGGTGATAAACCGAACCGTTAATTGTGGTGGCAAAAGTCTGATTGTCAGCAACCAGTGGGATTTCTACGGCTTCCATGAATCACCTTTCCAGAAATAAATTGCTCAAATATCCATCAACAGTGGAGATACCTTCTTGCGCCATCTGTGGCAGCGATTTCAGAATGGAATTATTCGGCGGCACCGTTGTTTTGGTGCCTGTATTCTGCACAGCAGACGTTCCGACTCCCTCGGTCATATTGTTTTTCTGGGCAACCCTGACTGACTGCGTGGAGGTAATAATTACTTCCCTGAGGGTAAGTGTCGCCAGAAGCACATTTTCACTACTCTTATCGGTCGTGACCTCCAGCGTTTTTATCAACATATTGTTGTAAATACGCTTGCCGGTTGTCACATCGAAAGGAATACGATTCCGCTGCAGGTTAAGCAGTTCCTGATACAGTTCTTTCGGGCTCAGCCCCAGTAAACTGGTAGCCGTCAGGTTACTGGCAAAATCAAGCAGCGATCCGCCTCCGGAAAAACCGGTTTCCATCACAACCTCAGAAGGGCGCCTGAATGCGTGTTCTGATATGTAACCAGCACCCTCACCACTGGCACCAGCATTCGTGGGCTGTTCAACCGGATGTTCCGTAATTTCCAGGGCGTCTGTGTGCTTTTCGGTAATAACCACATCAGGAATAATGATTCCTATTGAGCGGGTTCGCTGCTGCAGTAAAACAGATAAAAAGTCCATCACGCAGGCCCTTTCAATTGCTGTACCGCCCTGGCATTTACAGCCCCCTGCTTGTCAGCGATCAGATTAGCCGCCTCCTGAGGGTTGTTAACTCCATGAACATTTATAACAGTCTGCTGGTTAAGGCTGCCAGCGGCGGCCTGATACGCCAGCGGGCTGTTCCAGTTTGAATAACCTTCTTTGCGCGCCATCGACTGCATCAATGCTCCCATAGTCCGGGGATCTGTAAGATTCAATATTGCATTCGGTGATACTCCCATCCATTTCGCAACATCCTGTGCATACTTTTTCGGATCGTTGTTATCACCTGCCGGGGCCCAGGTACTGACAATATCCTGAATAGTCTGTAATGCCCGTCCGGTTGTTTTCCCGGTAAAGTAACGCATGAGCTGGTTTTTCATCGCCTCCCAGCCCTCAAGCGCTGATTCGAAAAACCGGAACCCTTTACCGCTTACCGGGCGAATATTCCCTGGATTGTTATTCCGATCGGCTAAAGTACGCTTCGTAGACTGCGCATGTTGTTCCGGCTCAGTACCTGGAATATCTGACTGAATATTTGCGCCTTTTACGGTATGAGGATTACGACCAAAATCGGTATCAATGCCAAGCCAGCGCAATGAATCTCCAATATTTTGTTTCGTGTAATCCCAGGATGACTTCGTACTGGCACCAATATTTTCGCGATCGGAGTACAAATACGCAGCATAAGCCATCCAGCCTTTTAACCATGGCGGTACCGGCAAACCAGATATTTTCCCGAAAGCCCCCAGAACCTTGGATACCCAGACACCCGCGATGAATGTACCGAGGATTTCCAGTGTATTTTGCCAGCCGCCAACACCATCTTTTAGTTCCAGAAGGTGATCACGAAGCCAGGTGATCGCATCCTTCGCTTTATCTATTGCCGGTTGCCATTTTTCCCATTCGATAAGGCTGTTACCGCCTTCTTTCCATGTTTTGTAGTCTTCCCACAAGAGACCGAGAGCCACGATCAGACCGGTAATCAGCCCTATAGGTGACATCCAGAAAGTAGAGTTAAGTATCCGCATGGCGACAACCAGACCGCCGATAACCTCTATCAGGGTTTTCGTTTCGGCATCCAGTTTCCCCCACCACTCGATGATATCTCCGACACCATCGACTATCCGAAATGCTACCCGCCCGACTATCTCACCCAGCCAGAAGATCCCCTTTATGACCTTTGTGATGGTGACTTCAATTTTGGGAAAATTTTCAATTATCTTTTTGCGCAGGTTATCAATCTGCCCCGCCAGTCCGTCCGCAAGATTCGATCCGATTTTGTCCCGCGCCATCCCGGCCATTTCACCGAGCGATTTCAGCGAGGTCATAAACCGGTTTGACGAGAAGGCAGCCTGATCGGCATTAAATCCGATCGCTTTCACCATTTCTGAATACTGAGCGCTGAACTGCCCCACTCCGCGACGCATAGCCATCAGGGTATTTTCGTCAATGCCCAGCATCTGCGCATACTGGTTAGCCCGGTAATACGGCATGCTGCTGAGCTTCTGGCCGACGCCCGTAAAGATAGCGGCCATGTCGCGCATGTTACCGCTGGCGTCACGGGTCTGTACCCCCAGACGATTCAGAAATCCCTCAGCCCCGGGGCTATTACGGATAAAACGGGCAAGGCTCTCCAGTGACCCGCGCGCAGCGTCCACGCTGCCGCCAACCTGCGAAACCGCATAGCCAATAGACTGAATTCCCTGGACTGTCGCGCCGGTGCGCTGTGACGCCCAGTAAAGATTATCCAGGCCGGAGGCGATCTTAGCCGTGAAGGCCACCACGGACAGCGCAGCTCCTTCAACGGCCAGTCCCATTTTGATGACATTTGCAGTTGTACCGGCGAGGACAGAACCGAACTTTTTCGCTCCTGCATCATCCACACTGAAGCCAAGCGAGACGAGGAAATCTTTAATAGTTTCAGCGTTCATTATCCTCTCTCCATTTCTCAATGCGCCGCTGGTTATCCGCTTTTACCGCCAGATGGTCATTCAAGAGAGCAATGTCATACAAATCGACAGAGCCATCTTTAAGTGCTGTATAGGGAATTAACCCGGCGTCAACCGGATTGAGAAGGTAGGACAGCCCGTCCGGCAGGCTGTTAAACGTCAGCCCTGTTGCAGGCTCTGCGTCGTGCTGGTAAGGGGTGTAGGCAAAAAATTTCCCAGCGAATCGGCGACCACCCGCGCCACCAGATGAAGCATGACCAGCAAGTCAATATCATCAAACATCAGTTCGCCCTGGGTAAATACCGGAACCCATCCGTCCATATGACGCCGCGACACCACCGCAAGACAGGGATGAATAATCGCATCGGTGTCATCTTCGGTCAGGGAAGACAGTTCCTCAGCGATACGCGGGAGCATGGTTTCAAACACCGGTTTTAACTGCTCGAATTTCACGGTGTCGATTTTGCCGTCAGCAGGCAAACGGGAGCGAATGCTCCCGAAATCTGACATCATTCCCGCCAGTACCGGCAGAAGTTTGCGGGTCACTTTCAGCTGGTCAAAAACGCTGAGTTTTGCCACGCGATATTTCACGCCTTTGATTTCGAATTCCATGCATTAAAACTCCCCGAGAACCTGGTCAATCTTGCCGCAGTCAAACACCCACGGCATCGTATTACCGGTTTTAGCGTTGGCGTTATCCGGTTGTTTCTGGAACGCAACACTGCGTGCCGTGATGATGTCGCCGCTGACCTTGTTGCGGATCACGATAACGTTATTCCCCCATGTGGCAGAAGACTGGCTCTGTGCGTTATACGCCAGCGACAATTTTTTATTTGTCGGTGATGTCTTCAGAAGGTTAACGGTAATCGTCCCGCTTTTATCTGCATGGAGACTGTGCATCACTTCGCCATCAGCACCGATGGTCATGGTGTTTTTAGGACCGCCCATCGCAACCACAATCCCCTCTTCAGAACTTGCAGAACCGTACCCGAGGTCAATCGAACCGGTCGGGCCGGTCAGCGTCGCAGTGACATCCATAAAAGAATAGGTAGACATTCACTTCCCCTTAGCGAACAACGTTAATCTGTACGTCAGCGTAATGAACCGCGCCTGCAAGTTTTATTGCAGCCTGAATCACCGGAGCCTTACGGGCTTCACGTTCTGATTGTGCCTGTTCATCCAGCGGCTGGGCGTATACGTAATAACCTTTGGGCAGCGTGTCACCTGATGACAACTGACCAAGGTCGCCACCGTTCCATACGCCCGGAGCAATCAGTCCATTCTGAACGGCCTGATCCAGTGATTTTTCAACATTTGATAACAGTCGGGTAATACCGGCTTCAGTCTGGGGAACCTTCGTGGTGCTGGTATAAAGCAGGTTATAGAGGTTGGTCTGCACATAATTCTGTAACCAGTCCAGGCCGTGGCGTTCATCAAAGAAATCGCCGTTAGCCATCACTCCCTGCTGGAGGATAGCTGTATCATTCTGGTAGTACACGAACACATTGCAGTTTTTTGCATCAAGTGCCGATGCCTGGCTGACTGTCAGTGTTTCATACCCGACACCCGGCTCCTGCTTAAACTTGAGCGTAATCGCGGTATTACTGCCATTGAAATTAACCGTGAATGCCCGGCCAAATGCAGATAACGCAGCGTATTTATTACCCGATGAATACTGAATAAAACTGCGTGAATATCCGGCATTTTTCAGTTTTGATGCCAAATCATCGCTGGATGCAGTCTGCAGGCATTTCTCATCGCTTGTCGTAATCGCCAGAATACGGCTTACAGAAGAGGATTCGATCGCCGCAGCCACTTTCAGCCAGTCTGCATCCGGAATATCTGCATCGTCTGCAATCCCCAGCCCATACCATGAAGTATAATCGAGCATGGCATTCACAGCCTGCTCCAGCGTCTCAGGCGTGGCCTGTTCGCTGTCTCCCTTCGTTTTCACCCAACGACCAACAAAAACCTCCTGAGGTTTCGGTGATTGAGAGAAAAACACCTGCGCAGCCTTATATTCTGGTGATTCCACGCCAAAATCTTTTCCAATATCTTCCGCGGCAGAATAACGGCGAATGCGCTCACTTACCGGAATGATTGTGGACGGGCCGAGAATGAGTAATGCACCAAAATTTCGCCCTGATGCTGCACGCGGCGACATGATCACATCAACATTAACAACGTTTGATACAGGCAAGCCCTGTGCCATAGCTTAATCTCCGAAAAAGATGACTGGTGCTTCCACCAGCGATTTAATACCGTACTCGCGCACAACCTTCCGGCGCAGACGCACCGTCATATCGTAGCGGCGGCCCCATTGCTGATTAATAAGTTCAGGGAAGGGAGTCAGACCTGTGTAATCGCCAAGAGACAGCCCCAGCGCATTCAGTGCTGCGTTGTTCTGCGGTACAGATATACCGTCACGAAACCGGGACGCATACACCATCCCCGCCGGACCATAAAACGAAGCCATACACTCAATCGTTTCATGCCGCCAGAGCTGAGAGCCATCATCGGTCTGTCTGGTGAATGCCGGACTGTCATCACCTGACCATCCGATAACCCCAAACGCACACCAGTTCGTTTCAGCCGGTAGCAGTGGCGGCTGCTCTTTCTGCCAGCGCGGACGAACCATCCCGGCAGACAGACCGGAAACGTTACGCATCCACTGGCTTAACAGCCTGTCGAGCGCTTCGTCATAATCCGGATCGCCACTGGTTGGTATCAGCCATCCGCGCTCTGTGCTGGTGTTATTGCTCAACCGGAGTTCCCCCATCAAACGGCAGCAACTCACAATGCGCCTGAACGAATCCGACACCATAAGCTGTATACGGGTCAACGAAGGTCACACGGTAATCACGGCCCTGATACGTCACGATATCGGAATCACGGCCAGTCTGTCCCTGCGTCAGTCGCTCAGTCGTCACAATCAGAATTGCACCACTGATTACCTGCCCTGCCTGCATACGGCGGTTTTCCAGAGAGCGATCAACAGTTACGACTCCGGCAAACTGCTTTTTAACTTCACTGTCGCTGCCGATCCCGTCCTCATCCACCGTTTGCACTCGGCGTGTTACCCACAAATTGAAGTCGCAAAAATCGGGGTCAAAAAGCACATCTGTTACATCAAGAGTCGGCATCTTTATCCCTCACAACATGGGTAATGGCTCTGCGATATTGCCCGGTGTCAATTAATGGTTTCGCCAGATCGGTTCCCGGAGATTCGCCAGCAGCACGCCGGGCAAGTTCCAGTGTTGCCCCCTTGCGCCCCCGACGAGCCCGGGCTTCAACAGTGCTGTCAGCAAGCGGCGTAAAGCCGGTAATGGTCATGTAACGCCTGACGCCATTAGCGGCCAGCGTTCCGGCACGGTTGAGTGCGCGTTCTGCTCCCGCAGCATTACCATCAAGTGCAGCCTGCGCCGCGGCACCGTCTGCTCTTCTGCCGATTTAACGCCGGGGACCAGGTGAGGTCGTGGCGGGATGTTCTGCTCTGGTGAGCCGTATTCGTTGAGGTAACCGATGCCCGCATTACCAAACGGAACATCATCCCGCCCGCTGTCTTCCGAAGGGATGCCGACCAGCACATCTTTTTTGGTTAACGACCTGAGCGCATCCAGAATGGCCTTAGCGTTATCCACCCTCGTTGTTACACCGCTTTTGAAACTCATAGCTGGCGACCGCCTGCACCGAACATCGTGATCAACTGATAAAATTCAGCGCCATATCGGGTGTTATTCCAGAAGCCTGCATCAGGATTCAGCGTCGCGCTGATGTCATAACTGACACTTACCTTGTCAACGGACTTTGAGGACTGAACACCATTGGTTGAGCCGCCAGGGCCACCAGCCAGCATCGCCCTGCTGTCAGCCGCCCAGAGCGTCATGTAGTGCGCAACGAACAATCCGGCAAAGTACGGAAACAACTTTTTGCCGGTGACGTTTTCGCTCAGCAGTTCATCTGCCAGATTCAGACGAAACTGGATTTGCGCTTCGGGATATTTGGCAGGGTCAGCAAACTGCGGGAAGTCGCGGCGAAAATCACTTACCGCTGGCAGACTTTGATTCTTTGGCATTTTTTACCTCGTTACGCGCGTCTGTGGCTTTGCCAACGGATACTTCCGCGTGCGCACGAGTGAACCAGTGCGTGGCAACGTCTTCCTCCACAGCATGACGGCCTTTAACAAACTCGCGCCGTGAACCGTCGGGAAGCGTGAGCACAAACGGGGTATGTACGTGTATTACTGCATTATTTTTTGCCATCGGGTCATCCTTAATGGCCCCGCCAGGGGGCCATATGGCTGTTAAATGCCATCAACGTACGAAATGGTTTCTTTGTACACTGGCTCGACTGCACCCAGCTTGCCGTAGTAAGTGACGATCTGATACAGACCGCGATACTGCACCGGCACGCTCTGAAGCGGAACCAGCGGGTAGCGGACGTATTTTTTATCGTTGGTGTACGCAACCATGCGATCCTTATTCCCCACACCACGGCCTTTCAGCCATTTAACCGCGCGGATATTCAGCGGAACACCGTTCTGGTGATAGCTGATGGTGTTGGTCTGAAGGTACGTCAACAGGGACTGGTTACCCGCAGATGAAACGATGATGCTGGACAACAGAGCAAACTGCTCAGGCGGGATCAGCAAATCACGCGGAACCACAGAGTAACCGGAAGCGGCCCACGCATCAGACAGCACCTGGTTAATGCTTGCGCGGATTTCGTCCGGTGTTGAGGTTGCCCACGTTTTGGCAGCGTTGTTGACAGGCACACCGTCCAGGGTAACAAGACCTTTCAGGTTTAATGCGGAATCGCCAACATACACCTGTTCATCGTTATCCATCTGCCATTTCAGTTGCATCCCGTCATACTTCTGCGTATCGATCGGGCGTCCGACCTGCTGAGCAGCCTGCAATTCTATGACCGTCCAGCCAAGTTCCATCCCCCACAGGTTCAGCGGGTTACCGGATTTGCCGATATCCACGTTTACGCCAGCAATAGCGGTTGAGTCTTTGCCTACCCAGTTTTTGCCATTCGGATTTGCACCAGTACCCGCAGCGGCGAAGCTGGTATTCGTCCAGCTGGAAATGTCATCTGCGATGGAGACATCTTCACGCAGTTGGATATCGCGGGTCCAGGTGTACCCCACCAGTGGCAGGTTCAGCGTCTGGTCGAGCCGCTCCAGCTCCCCGATGAGAAAGGCACCAGAGCTGTCAACGGTTGCCTGATCAAAAGTAATCATTCGTCTGTTCCTTAAATCTTCCAGGAAATTTCTGCATTGCCGTCAGCATCACCGGCACCTGTGAATTCAGCGTTGGTCAGCACCACGTTTTTGCCACTGACTGACGTGGCCATGAATCCACCCAGCGGCACTTTGATGGATTCATCAGTGGAGACGACAACGTATACCGGGTCGCCTTTTTTGATGGTGCTGGCATCAAAATCAGAACCGAGATTAACGGTCACGTAGCCACGCTTCATTGCGTCGCCCGGGAAGTTCTTGCCACTCCCCACCTGGCGAACCATGTCCGGCTGCGAAGTGGTCGGATAAGGGCGCACATAGACCCCCTTCACCTTGTCTGCGGTATCACCATCTGCCAGCGGCACGAAAAAACCGTCATCATCGTATTTACCAGCCAGCCCATAGGCAGCAAAGGCGTTATCGGATTTAAGGACCACCGGTTCGACGGTTAAGTCCTGCGGGCGAGAGACAGCCCCGGCAATGCCAACAGGCATCCGGTACAGAAATACATTATTCATTTTTTACCCTTTACGGTTTGCCCAGAATTCAGCGTTTTGTTTGTTCAGGGAAGCGATACTGGTCATGCCCATATTTGGGCGCTGTGCATCGCCAGTGGTGGCGCGGGTGTTTCGCCCTTTGGCAATCTCAGACACGGCATTAAACGCCATGTCGACCGATTGTTTCGGCAATTTGCGGATATCCGCATCACCGACTATCTGGCGAACCAGCGTTTTGTCAGCAGAAGCCAGAACCTCACGTTTGAACGCGGTCGGTTTCATCTTACGGCTCAGATCAATACCCGGAACGATAACTTCGGCACGCCAGGCTGAGTCACCAGTAATCGTGGTTTCCTCTTCATCGTCCTCGCCGTCACCGGTCGGATTATCGTCAGGCTTATTGTCGTTATCGCCCGTCGCATTTCCTTCCAGCTTAGCCAGCAGGGCTTTCAGTAATGTTTTGAGGTCATCATCACTGTCGCCCGTTGGACCTCCGCCCATCTCTGGTGCTTTGTCCGGTAGCGGTTGCTGCGGGGACAGGTTGATGTTGAGATTAACGCCCTGCGGCAAATCCCCCTCATCTCCTGTAACCGATGCGGGAGCCGACTCCACCAGTTCGTTCATGGTGTCAGCGTCACCCGTTTTGATGGCCGTGCGCATGCGGGTCCACCAGCTTTTCTTTTGATTTGCCATTGTGTCTCTGTCTCCAATTGCACAACGATTTCCGGCTCTGCCTTTAGGGACAAGAGCCACATGGTTTCCGGTAATATCAACCTGCTCAGCCTTACCCGGCTCAGTCTGCTTATATTCCGCGTCATAGCCACACGACACTTCGCGCAGGCCATCTTCGATCAGCTGAATGGCGTTTTCGTCTTTGACGATAAGGTCAGCCAGCATCAAATCAGACTGCACACCCGTCCCGCGCCGGACATTCTGAAGATGCCCGACCGCGAGCTCTTTCCAGTTCTCTGGATTCACCAGCCGCACATCCCCGTTTTCATCCTCGGGATGCAACACCGTGATACTCATTCCTTCGAATGAGGCAAGCGTGGCGGGATGGAATACCTGCTCAGGAGAACGCGTGACGACTATTTCACCGAACTTATCGGGTTTCAGTTTTGGCAGGTCATCAGCACCATAGAGCTGCTTACCTGTTCGTCCTATCGGCACGTCTTTGCACAGCAACGAGCCGTCAGCCAGCTGATAGCGGGTTTCCCCCAGCCGGGTATTGAAAAAATATTTCATGTGTTACCTGCGATTCAGGCGGGATAAGAATGGGAGGTGGGAAAAACGATTTCTTTATAACAGCGACAATTCGGGAGCTCGCCAGCGTGACCGGTCATGCCATCAAGCATTGGAGGTTTGCCCCATTCGACAAATTTACCTTCCATTTCCCGATGAGAATGCCTGACGTCACCATCTTCGGCTGTACGCCAGATATAACCATTCGAACCAATTGCCAGCGCACGCGCCTGATCCAGCGCGCCGGTTGCACGTCCAAGTTCAGTACGGGCAATCAGGTCAGCTCTGGACTTTGCTATATCACCCGATGCGGCTATTTCTTTAGCAAAATGTTCCGCTCTCCCACCGGTCACAACAGCTTCAATCGCCCGATTCTGGATGTCGTACACCCTGTCAGCCGCCTCGAGGGGTAGCGATTTAATGTACTTAACCTGTTCAGCAACGATGGATTTCATCACCTGCCCTGGCGGGGCACTGTTTACCAGATTGCGTAGCTCACGGCTGATGGTTTTGCTGTGTTTACGCCACTGCTCATCATTCTTGCGCACAATATCGGCGGTAAAGTTTTCCGCGACCTTTGTCGCCCAGGGGGTGATGATTTCACTGTAGCGTTCCAGCGCCTCAATAATTTCCGTGATACTGTCATTTGAACCATCGTAGTGACCATTTACGATGTCCCCGACCGCCCGCGCTATCCTGCGTAGGCTGGTTCGATACCGGATTTCCGCCTGACGGTTCCTGCGGTTCGTCATCAGGTTCGCCGATGCCGGGCGGCGCTTCATCTTCGGCATTCTCGATGTCCTCGTCGGTAATGGATGCCCCGATGCCGGTTACGTCAGAATTTTCTCGCAAATCAGTCATAGCGGCTTTCAGTGTCATCAGACCATCACCCAGCGCTGTACTGATTGCGTTGGTAGTGTTTAACGCCACCGTTGAGCGATCGACATCAGACATTTGCCAGAGCGGGTTAAACTCAAACGTGAAATCGTCCGGCAGCGGCTTGCCAAGCTCCGAACGATGCATGATGTCCAGTATCCGCCGCACCGGAAGACGTAAACGCCTCTCCTGCAACGAGCTTACCCGGTCGTAATAGTTGGCAAGGTCTGCATCGCCGGTAGAAAATCCCTTCGGGGACTGTCCGAACAACCGCACCAGTGGGATACCAACAGCGCCACTAATCTGTTCTGCAAACTGTGAAAGGATGTCATCCAGACCACTGAAGCTGTACTGATGGGTTTCAAACTTATCCCGCGAGTCCATGAGAGTCATGCCTTCATTGCTCTGGAACTGTCGAATCAGGTCAATATTCTTCAGCAACGCTTCATACGCAGGACCACCAAGTGCGATAAGCTCGCGTAGCTTCTCCACGCTGTAGGTACGCAAATGCGCTTTGTAGACCAGCTGCGCCGCGCCGACAGTAGCGCTGTCGAACGCGGTAAGACGATCCCAGATACGCTCTACAACCGACATTCCCCATTCGTTCTCGGTCATCTTCTGCTGAAATGGCAGCGTGACGCCATCAAAGCGAATCAGTCGACTGTGATGAATGCGCCAGGCAGGAATTCCCGTTGCTGTGGTCACCACATCGTAAAACTCAGGTTTACCCAGGTCCGGCCCCATATCTTTAATGCGGCGGGTCAGTACCGGGTCAATCATCCAGCGGTCGAGCGGGAGAATCCCCTTAAACTTGCCCTTACCGATGGTTTCGGGTCGCAGCGGGGTCATTGGTGCCTGCCCCTCAATCATGATGAAACCCACCGCGCCGCCGTAGAGGCGCGACCATTTCAGCACGTCATTCAGCGCATCCCAGATTTGCAACTCATCCAGTTGTGATTCGAGAATGCCGCGATCTTTTGCATCAATTTCCGAAGTGATGCGAATGCCTTTGCGGGTCATATCATCCGGGATAGCATCGACCGCTTCGCCGATGATCCAGGACGAACGATAGGACCATTCCACCAGCATGCGGTTACGACTGGTGAAATTAGCCCGGTAGGTGGATGCTGAGTGCTGGTTAGGTGTCTGCATCCCTACGCGGGCAATAAAATTCTCATAACCATCAGCTGTGGCCTGCGCAGTTCGCCGCAGGGCTTGTTTGTTTCGTGCCATCAGGCCTGTCTCCCTAGCAGCTCCCAGATGTTCAGGGCTGAATTCATTGGGGCATAGTTGATCATCACCGAGTCGGCAAGGTTTGGCGATCGGGTTCCATCAGGCTGTTTATCAATAACTATTTTTCCCACACCATTAATGGAATAGGTCGGCTGCGAAAGCTCGATGATGAGTTTATCTTTGAGTGCCATGCTACTGCTGATTGAGATGATTTCGTCCGGGTTGTAAGCCATACCTTCAACCACGGCGCGCCAGGTATTCTGAAAAAGTTTACGTAACCGCCACCAGCTCTGGGCTTTGGCGTTAGCGAAGAAGTCCTTGTTCAGACGCGCGGCTTGCCCGTTGTCCCCGCGAACAGCTTCATCATCCGGATCAAATACCGCGCCACTACCTCGAAACGGTGTGGCAAGTATTGACGGTCGACGCGCAGCGTTACGCAGTTCGTTGATAGCGCGTGCATCGCCGCGAACGCCAGCGCCCAGCCCGTCCTCGTCAAAGCGAAACTCTTCGAGGTTGTCCTGTTCGCAAAAGCCGAAAACCTTCTCGACGGACTGATAAATGTCGCTGCCCACACCGGACCATTCCCGCACATTTTCCAGGAGGAAGCCATGACGGGTGGAAAAGGCATTTTTGTCCCTGCCTTCGTCGGCGACATCCATCGCGCCAAGTCGTTTGCCTGTTGGCTGGATACCCAGTTTGATATGCGCATCAACGGCAGCCTGTACCCATTCGGATGGAATCAGAACGCCTTCCGCTGATGCGCTGTAGTTCAGATCAAGTTCCTGTGCCACCACCACCGGATTATCGATTTTCTCGCATTCCCTGCGATACCACTCTTCATCCTTGCGAGGATCATCCCGCCAGTGGAATGTGAATACCGGTATCTTCCCGCCATGACGCTTCTGAGCGAACGGGTTAGCCATGCCGTTAACTGAACTCAGGTCGATACGGCAACGCGTCGTTTGTGACAACGCTGCATCAATCAGCAGAGGACGCTGAAGGAATGCAGCCTCATCAACCAGATAAAGCGTGGTACGGTCACCACGACCAATATTATCGCCAGCCTCGCCTTTGATAACGGCACCAGTTTCAGGAAACTCAACACGCATATATGGCGCGTGCTTCTTCTCGCTCCACGAACCGCGAAACTCTACAGGTAGCGTTTCCACGAACTTGCGTGCCTTCCAGAACAATGCTTTCGGGTCACCAGTGCTGTCGACATATTCCTCTTTACGGGAGCCGAAACCGATAACCATTTCTTTGTTGAAGAGACAAAGCGAGCAGGCCAGTCCGATCGCGGTCCAACTGAGCCCCATTTCACGGGATTTTTCGGTAATACCATTCTCCCGATTGCCCCAGCGTTCCATAATCCAGTGGATCCACTCCTCCTGCTTAGGGAAGAGTAAAAACGGAATGGTCACCGGCAGGCCATAATCAATATTACGCGGGTCCGTTGTCATGCCCCAGTCGATGATGAACTGAGCCGGATTGGTTCGGTAAAACTGCTTCAATACGGGCAATATTTCAGGATTCTGGCGAATGCGCTGTAGGCGTTCCATCCGCCATTCAAAAACCATCTGGTAATCAGGATGTTTAAAATCGAAGGGGAATGGTAACGGCATACTTAGCCCATCATTTTTCTATACGCCTCTGCAGCCTGCTCCGGCGTTAAGTTGGTAATTTCTGTTCTGACGGGTCCTCCATCAGCGCCAGTCACTTCATTTTTGACGTTGTCTTTAAACGCCTGAACAGAAACATGACGCCCAAGCAACTCAAGGTTTTTAACCTTATCAGGCCATTTGATTTTCTTCAGAAGTGCGGCGCTATCTGCGGATACCATCTCCACGACATCCATTCCTGATAGCGTTGTGCGCCATACCTTAGGCCAGTCTTTAATGGGCTTTAGCTCACCGTTTTGCAGGAGAATGTCGAGCACATCCATCTGGTCGATTTCAATAAGGCGATTAAGTACATATTCTGCATTAATACCAACAAGATCATTGCGTTGCGCTTTCAGTTCAGCGATTCTGAATTGTATGTCAGGTTTTGACAGGTTTTCGGATGCGGTACGGTTAGCTGTCTTTGCGCTGTACCCCGCCCGAATAGCCGCTTGCGTGGCGTTTAAATCGATGAGGTACTCGCGACAGAACATTTCTTGCTTGTCGGTGAGTGCCATTGATATACCTGAGGAAATTATGAAGTTAGAAGATTTCGCAGCTTATAACCGCCCTCAATCGAAGGTGTCCGATGAGAGGAAATTTCTTGATTACATTCACAGTCGGAACAGATGGGTTGAGTTTATCAAAAGCATCGATAACGCAAAGCCAGTATCAATTGCCATGAAAAATTCATTCCATAGTCAATGGGTTGAGTCTGGGGCCTTTATACGTGAAAAGATCAACGACGACTCAATTCTCCTCAAACTATTAACGCTCTTATTGCCAACATATGATGGTGACAGCCTTGTACTTTATCGGGGAGAAAATAAAGACAGGTTCGATAAAGGGCTCATTGGATTTTGCTGGACAACGGACATTTCAGTCGCCGAGAAGTTTGGTCGTGGATTGAATGCATACAAATCACCAGGTTTGCTGTTAAGAGCTGAAGCTCCAGCCTGTTCTATATTAGCTGGCCCCAATGCCCACAGTCGTTATCTTGGTGAAATGAGTTCACGGTTAACCCCTCGCGTCTTTCAAACATAACCGTTATTGAAACCTATCCGGACAACTCTTTTTTCAAATGATGAATAAATAGATGCCCTATACTTCACCCGCCACTGGTACGCCGTTTCGATGGCCTCCCAGTCCGGTTTTGCCATGAATTTTTCCTCTTAGTGACATTATCGAAGCCCCTTATCAAAGGAGCTTCTGTAATGTCAGTCCCGAACAAACGTAACCTTCGTGTTTGTCGCTCGCCTTACAAGGCGCGCCGCTTCGCGTTGCATTTCATCGATAACTTTTTGCGTCATCGGCTGATGCGCATATTTACGTTCAATCTCTGCAAAAATCCCGTTCATCGTTTCGCTGTCTGGTGGGATAACTTCAACGTTTAATCGTGCCATTGGTTTGTGCTGCCCTGTTTTTCTCAAAAGTCCTGATATCGGCCTTATCCCTGTTGCACTGTGCTAACGCTGACAACAACGCAACATTCAGGTTAAGGCTGGCTCCCCACGTAAACGGGTCGGGTAAATCTGGCTGGGGTGTTTCATCCGTCAGACTGGCTGGTAACGGAACGACCGGCACCGACACGTATACCGTTCGCGTATTCGTGCAACCGCTTAACTGCGCCAGAAGGAACAATACGAACAGCACAATCATCATCCGCAACAGCCACTTTGATATCTTCCTGGGTTCTCTGTGACTCCAGTGCGATCTGCTGTTTTGCATACTGGTTAGCCTCTATAACTGTATTGATGATTTGCAGTGATTGCAGGACGTTACTGGTAATGGCTGTTGCAGATTCAGCATTTCGTACAGCCTCATCAGCACGCTCCTTTTCGTGCTGATATTTGCTGTAGTAATGCCCGGCAGACCAGATAAAAGAACCGATGACGGTAACAAAGAAGGCAACAATAACCAGCTTATATCTCAGCTTCATTTACCACCCCACCAGCTTCTTTAAATCGGGAAATCAGGTCACCGATTCTATGTTCATACTGACCGTAACCTGCACCAGGTAACGACGCCCAGATATTGCTGCAACGGTCGATTGCCTGACGAATATCGCCGCGGTCAATCATCGGTAAAGCGCCACGCTCTTTAATCTGCTGCAGCGCTACAGCATCCTGGCTTTCTGGAGAAAAATCTTTCAGGCCAAGTTGCTTGCGGTAGGCATCCCACCAGCGTGAAAGAAGCTGGTAACGTCCGGCGGCTGTTGATTTGAGTTTCGGATTTAGCGTGACAAGTTTGCGGGGGTGATCGGAGTAATCAGTGAACAGTTCGCCACCGACAATAACATCATAACCGTGATTTCTGGTTTTCTGCCGTCCGTTATCTGTTCCTTCTGACCATGCCACCATATCAAGGAAAGCTTTACGCTGAGAATTAAGTGTCTGCATTAATTACTCCTTATGGGCACCGAACCTGTTACCGATGACCCTCATTGCCGCACCACGAATAGCATCAACACCAATCAGCCCCACCCCACCACCAATGGCAACAGAAAGTGATTTAGGCCATCCGACATACTCAAGCGCGGATGCAAAGGTCAGCGTCAGAGCACCACAAAGCAGAATCTCAAGCGTTTTTCGTTTCCAGCCGCCGCCACCGCCAAAATAGGCAATGCGCAAACCAGCCATAATAATTGACATAACCACTGCGCCCAGCGGCGTATCTCCACGCCACCAACTTTGTAAGAGTTCCAGTAAGTCAGGCCAGGAATGAGGGGCATTGTGCATTTTCATAAGCCTCACCTCCGAGAGTTCGGATGGTGCTAAGTGTAAGATTCAGGCTCTCAGGCTTGCTCACAAGAAGTCGAGGATGTTTCCGGAGCCTAACAACGAAAAAGCCCCGGGACATGCCGGGGCCAGATGGAGTGCCAGATTAAGCTTCTGGCGGTATATACTCGTGTTTGATATCGTTAAATCGCCAAAAGTAACAATTCAAACAAAGAGGATTTTTATGTCTGAAAAAAACAAGCCACAAGGTGAAAATAAACCTCAGCAACCCGTGGCACCAAAACCAACTCCAACACAAAGTACTGCAGACTTTGCTACACGTCGTGTTTTTGTTGGAGATTCTGCCGACTCAGTCATTGAACATATAAAAAAACAGCCGAGATAAACATCGCAGCTACTGGAGCAAGGATGGTATACATCCTTGCTTTATCGAGACTCGTGCGGATTTTCTCATTTTCCAACAGTAACTCTCTTGCTGTATCACTCAAGTCAACAAGGCGATACCTTCGTATAAGCGGCAATAACTTATCAGGTCCTAAATATCCTGCATCAGCGAATATTTTAAAGCTCGAGGGCTCCATATCCTTATATTTTTCATGATATAGATGATCAGGAGGGGCATTGATCAGGCCCCTAACCTTCACAGATAAACCAGTACATACCAAGTAAATGGCGCACCATGTCCATAGTAATGTAAATGTGGTAATTCCGGCGGTGAGAAAATCGAAATTAGTTTTCTGTGTCAGCAATAAAAAAGATGAGCCAATTCCAACAATCTGAATGTTCAGAAGTTTGTATCCATTCTCAACATTGGTTTTGTTAGAAAGATGAATCTCTCGTATCGTCTCTTCCCCTTGTTTTTCAAGATAATCGACGAGCTCATCATCTACTCCTAAAAAATAAACTTTAGGTAGTTCTCTCATCTCACCTCCACATCCTGTACTGAACACAATTTTACCAGAATGTCTCGATTCCAGGTATTCCGCCAGGAATCGCGCTCCAGAAATGAAACATCAGGTTCGCCAGTACCAGAAACAACAAAACCCGCTCAATGGCGGGTTCTGGTAAAGTTCATGCGCTTGGTTCGCCTCGCGATACAGCTTTGCGAAGCGTACCGGGATTGAAGCAGTTTATGGCTAAAATTGCAAGAACTTTTTTAAAGCTGCATCAGCCTTTCCACCAGTTTATCTCTGCGAACAACAAACCAACCATTGGCTCTCGCCAGTTCCAGCCATGACTCAAGGGAAATAACAATATCATCATCCCGCAACTGAATTGTGGAAACAGTGACACCGCCTCGCTGATAACAGAGAACTCGCGTGTCGTAACTTTTCTGGCATGAAACTGGCGCTGACGGATCCTTTTGTCTGAAATAGCAGTCTTCCAGTCTTTCGAACACATCCCACGCCTGATCGGTTTCGAGCATTTTGGCATGACGGCCTGCTCCGCGTTCTGTCCAGAGTATGAGGGAGCGGGCTTTCGGGGAAATTTGTAACCCTCTTAAAGATGGTTGCAAATTTTGTGAGTAGTTTAAAGCGACCCGCAATTCTTTAAGGTCATTACCAACAACTTTGAAAAAGTGTTTCCCTTCAACGAAGCGTACTTTGTTCTCATGATGATTCTGGCGAATACGCACCGGCTCAGTGCCGTAAAGCTGCGCCAAAAGTTCGGTGGTAATAACAGGAATCTGGTTATGGGTGATCGGGGAGAGAGTTTCAACAGAGATTTGAGTGGTCATAACGATAACTCCGTACATTTGGACATTATCGCCACCGTCAGGTGCTAATCATCGTGGTGGCGAACTGTGCGGGGTTAGCACTACCGGGTACGGAAACCGGCGAGCCTTTCGGCTCCCCCACACAGCCCGCCATAAATCGCGAATGTGACTGTGCAAACGATATGAAAAAAAGACGCGGGCGCGTCTCATATCGCTCCGTAAACATCCGGGGTGCTAATCCCGACGCCAGATTTTGCTGGCGCGTGAGGAATATAGCCCCGGATAACAGATTGAGTCAACAGACGGTTTTTAGATCCCCGGAAGAGAATGCATCACGCATCGGTAGATAGAGCATAAACTCTGCCATTTTCAACCACGCATCTATGCGATTACGGCACGTGGCGTAACACCACTCAGGGTGTGAATCATTCAGCAATTCAGCCATTTTTCGCTTAGTCATCCCCCGCCCTTCATATCGTTGCCGGAGGATACAAATCAATCCTGGGTGTTCTGCCAGCACTTCACTAATCACCCGATCAATGCATAACGCCTCTGCATCAGTACAATGCACCAGCCAGCTTTTTTGCTTGCCGTTGATCATATCCCGCAAAAAAGCCTCAAGTTCAGGTTTGTCCAGACCTGCTTTTTTCATCCTCCGGAGCGCCTCGTTAATTGCCGTTTTTGTCAGCTTTTTAGAGGTCAGCAACTGGTTGAACATATTTCCCGTCTTACCGCCGCCAATATACGACCAGCGCCCCCACATGCGCAGTTTTCCCTGAATCCAGACACTTTCCAGCGTGGTGAGACGAAGGTGTTCCCCGCTTTTGCCTGTATTTGTTGGGTAAATCATAAATAACCTTCCTTTCTCCAGATTTCTTGTGTGCGAAAAACACCTTCTGCATGCATCAGGCGTAATTCTTCTTTGGTGTAATCGCTGGTTTTTACCCGCCCGTCGATTAAATCGTGGCATGAGCTACAGGCAATCGCTGCCTGCATATCGTGTGGTTTTGTCGCTGTTCCGCACGTCCCCGCCAGCCTGTAATGCGCCAGCACAGACGTTTCGGGATTGTGATTGCAGTAGCCAGGGATTCTGACCTGGCACATCTGGCCCCGCGCTGCTTTACGTAAACTCACCATTACGCAAACTCCAGTATCTGCGCGGCCACATTTTCGACTTCCTCCAGAGAGGAGAATTTACGGAACAGGATCCAGTTCCACAGGACGTTAAGTACAGCTTTATAAACCTGTTGAAATTCAGTTTCGTCCATATTCGCAAAAGCAATGGACTTCGCCCGACGCCCGCGGCTACCGTCTGGATAAAAATGCTCGGTGTAGAAGCCGGCCTGAATGGTCACCCACTCGCGGAAAGCGTCAAATGATTTGAGCAATGCCATATCCTGGGTTCTGCGTGTCGCAACGGTATTCAGATATTGTTCCGCGGCATCACTCAGAGCTGGCGTATGTTCCCTGCCTACTGATTCACACAGGTAATCAACGAAGCCGAACACCATTTCTCGTTCGCGAGGTGTGATCGCCCCACCGACCGGAGTCCAGTAATCGAATCCAAGTTGCAGAAGTTTGAAAAAACGCTTGTGAAATGCATAGTTACGCACACGCTTAAAGTCTGCGTGTATCCACTCACCTATTTTGATTTGATGCAAAAAATCGCAACTCTCCGGCGTCGCCGGGAGAAGTAATCCGGAAGAGGTTTGTTTGACCAGTTGTATATGCGCCATCGTAGTTCTCCGCTGGCGCAGTAGAATGGGTGTTCAGCCCGTTATGTAGTATACCAGAATTAATGCCAATACTAACAGGATGCTCTGACTCGCAATTCATCCAGCAGTTTATCATTTCCCATAATGTCACTTACCCTCATCGGTAAAAAAATTGCCTTTCGACCATTACGATACATCATTGATTTTGGGATTTCAGGGAAGTAATCCATTTCGACTATAACTGACAGGTCATCACGACGTATGACTGCGTATTTGCTACTAAATAGTTTCTTTATTTTTTCCACGATGCCTCCAGGTTTATAAGTACAAAAGGTTATATCCACATAGAGACAAAAATATTAATCTGAAAAATATTTATTTCACGCCATATATTTGATTATTTAATGTGCAGGTACAATGACTTTTATTTTGTGTTGTGTATATAATCAAATATATGGTTATTTTTCACCCTGCGTATTCAGCGCGCAACAAAAAACCCGCCGAAACGGGTTAAGCGCGGGTGCGTTGAGGATGCCTGACTCATCAGAGGTGGCGAGGGATTTCTCCCTCGCCTAGTCTCTTACTCCTCAGGTTCGTAAGCTGTGAAGACAGCGACCTCCGTCTGGCCGGTTCGGATTCGTACCTCGCAGAGGTCTTTTCTCGTTACCAGTGCCGTAACAATGACGGTTAAACAGATGACGATCAGGGCGGTTAACATCGTCTTTTGCTGCATCACAGCCTACTTACCCTTACCTTTCGTTCAAGCGGTAAGGTCACTTTTTCTGTTGTGTGCTAACCAACAAACCTCTTTTATCTGCATTAAAAATCGTTATCATGTCATCCTCAACCTGTTAATAGCCTATTATGGACTTTAGTAAACAATGAGCACTTCCGCATACAAGAGCAAAATTCGAACACTCCAGTGCGCGTTAAAAAACGGTGAATTTGAACCATTCATACAACATATCCGTTTTCCATACTTTAAAAATATAGAGCAGAATGCAAGGATCGATTTTCAGTTCCCTATAACGGCTTTAGTAGGAAAAAATGGAACTAATAAAAGTTCTGTTATCAAAGCGCTATTTGGTTGCCCACATGGTAAAAATATAACTCGTTATTGGTTCACAACTGAAACAGATGAGTTTCCTGACCTAAAACTTGCTGATGGCAGTTCTCTTAAACCTAGATATATATATGGATATAAAAATGCTGATGGCCGTTTAGTTGAAATACTCCAAGCACGTATCAATGCTACCAAGAAAACAATCGATTATTGGGAAACAAGTCGACCATCTGTTGGTGATAACATGGAGAGTATTTCGGATGATCTGGGTGCTAATAGTAATGCAACCAGATGGAAAAAAATCAAGAAGGGATTGGTTTTCCTAGATTTCAGATCGGAAATAAGTGCATTTGATAGATGTATGTATCACTCTGATTTTAAATTAAGAAAGAAGAAGAGTGGTGTATTAATTACAAAGCAAGACTATATCAGAAGCAAATCTAAATATATAAAGAAAGCTTTTGATGAAAAGCTAAGTAATTTAAGACTCTGGGGGGCGGAAACCATTGTTAAAAATATAACCTTGGCGCCAGAACTAGTTGAGCACGTCTCATTTATATTAGGGAAAAAATATAAAGTCATTAAATTTCTTGAGCATCGGTTATTTGGAACCAGAGGAGGAACCGCTTTACTTTCAACTGATAAGTTGAACTATACAGAAGCGTTTGCTGGAAGTGGTGAATTTGCAATAGTTTCACTAATACTCAATATTTATTCGGCCAAACCTAATTCATTAATTCTTCTTGACGAACCAGAAGTTTCACTTCACCCTGGTGCACAAAAAAGGATGATGGATGTTCTGTACTCTATTGTTGAGCAGAAAAAACATCAAGTGGTAATATCAACCCATTCTCCTGTTATTGTGAACACTCTTCCCAAAGATGCCATTAAATTATTTGTTTTTGATGAAGAGAGTGAAACAGCTAAAATAGTTCAAAATATAGCACCGGATGAAGCTTTTATAGAGCTAGGGCATGATATTAACAAGAAAACAATAATTGTAGAAGATAAATTAGCTAAAGCAATTATAGATAAAGCGATTAAAAATGATGAAAGATTAAGCTTATCATTTAGTGTAAGTTATATACCAGGTGGTTCGGAGACCATTTTAAGCAAGCATCTTCCCAGTTACGCTGTGGTAGAACGCAATGATATTTTGTTTTTACTTGATGGTGATAACAACAAAAAAATAAAACCAGTAAGAATTAGTGAAATTGCTGATGCTGATTTAGTTAATACAATGTGCAAATATTATGGTTGCGAGTTAATTATCAATGCCAGTGGTAGTAATGGCAAAAAAAATGAACAAGAATCTAATAGACTCAAAAGGCAAGTGCTTGAGTATGCATTCAATAAAGTGCAGTATTTACCATTTGATACTCCCGAACAATTACTCATTGAAAAGGCAATTACGCCAAGTGAAAAAGAAATAATTGATTCACAGACCTGGAGTTCTAATGATCCAGAACTGTATAAGAATCAAATAAGATTATTAGCGCAACACCTGTATGATAAAGAAGAAGTAAATGCAGAGGAAATTTTTTGCCTCCAACAAATGATGACCGCAAGACTTAAAAATGAATTGCCTGAATTTATAAAAATAAGAAAAATAATTACTCAGGCTCTTGACCGTGGTATCATTAGGTAGTGATTCTGGATGCAGAGGGAAAAATGAAAAAAATCAAAGTGTTTGACTTCTTTTCCGGTTGTGGTGGAACCAGCCAAGGTTTCCATCAAGCTGGAATGGATATTGTTTTTGGCCTCGATTTCGACGTTGATGCAGCCAGTTCATTTCGTGCAAATTTCCCGCAGGCTGCTTTTATTAACTCGGACATTAGGTTAATCGACAACAATGCCATAAACAAGTTAGTAAAAAAACATCGTAATGATTACATTCTTTTTTCAGGATGTGCGCCTTGTCAACCGTACTCTAAGCAAAACTCAAATAAGAAAAATGATGATCCACGATTAGATCTATTAAAGGAATTCAGTCGCTTTGTAGAGCATTATATGCCTGATTTTATTTTTGTTGAAAACGTGCCAGGAATGCAAAAGTTTAACAAAAATGAAGGAACATTCATGATGTTTTTAGAAATGCTTTCATCAAAGGGATATAGTGTAGATTATAAAGTAATGCCAGCTGCGTGGTACGGTGTACCACAGACGCGAGAAAGATTAGTGCTCATTGCATCCAAGGATTTTTATGTCGCATTGCCTTCTCCTACACATGGGGTTGGAAATACTCCCTATTCAACAGTAAAGGACTGGATCGCTAATTTACCGAAGATAGAAGCAGGAGAAAAGCATAATAGTATTCCTGATCATGAAGCTGCACGCTTATCAGAGCTTAATTTACGTAGAATAAAATGCACTCCTGAAGGTGGAAGTCGAGAATTTTGGCCAGATGAATTGATTTTAGAATGCCATCGTAACCATAAAGGGCATACAGACGTATATGGACGTTTGAGTTGGGACAAACCAGCCAGCGGACTAACAACTCGTTGTATTAGCTATTCAAATGGACGTTTTGGACATCCAACACAAAATCGAGCAATATCGGTTCGTGAAGCAGCGTGTCTACAAACATTTCCTTTGGATTATAAATTTATTGGTTCTTTGCAATCTCGGGCTCGTCAAATAGGAAATGCGGTCCCTCCGAAGATGTCTGAAACGATTGGAAAACATTTGCTTAATATAATCAAAGCCTCCTAGGAGGCTTTATTTTATTGTTATCCCCCCTAGTAGTTAATCGTGCTCACCAGACAACCTCCTGAAATTACTCTGGTAAAATGCCAGTACACGCTGCATAACTTCGCTTTTCCGGCACTCGCGACAGATTATATTCAGGCGCCTGTCGTAGCGGCGTATTTCTCCGTCTGGTAATGACCAGATAAGGTCAGGATCAACCACAACCGTTTTTTTCACCTTTGCCCTGGATAGTTTTTTGCGGGCGTTTTGCCAGTCCTTACGAGCCTGCTCAGACGGGAATAATCCGTAGCCTGAATTGTAAACATCACCACTGGCGACCAGTTCTCTGGCGAGAGTGCTTATGTAATACCTTGATGCACCGGTTTTAGCCTCCAGAGCCCGTAACGTCTCGCGACCGCTCAGACGTACAAGTTCAACAACCTGCCCTTTAATTTTTTCCCGCTCTTCTGGTGTAAATACTTTGCCATAGGTGCCTCCGGCAATCACTTTTCCGACACAATACGACTGGAGGAATCGAAAATCTGTCGAACAATATCCCGGTGCTTGTTCAGCTCCCGCAGCGCGGCGCAGACTCGCTCCCACTTCTGGACATGATTTTTCGCCCGACGCAGTTCACGGTTTGCCATATGCAGCGATGGTAAAATCAGGTTATCCGCTTGCGTTTCAGTAAACGATGGCAACGACTGCACAATGTCCGCCACAGTTTCTGTTTTAATATCTTCCTGTGTTGCAGCTTCCTGTACTGGTAACGCAACACCGGCTAGCTGAGGAAAGGCTTTACCATCTGTTTCCGCTACCGATGCAGCTTTCGGCTCTGCTGGTAAATTACCGCCCGGCATGCAGTAACGAAATTTACCGCCCTGATTTACGCGAATCAGACGACCTTTGCTGATTGCCATTGCCAGCGTTGAAGCCGCTTTGCGTGATGTGGTACCAAACAATGTAGCCAGCTCATCAGCCGTTTGTGGTCCGCGTTGTTCAATCGTAGCGGTTAAATCGCACTCTGAGATTTTCGCTACTGTTGCTGTGGTGGTTTCTTCCGGCAGTTCTGCCTGCGCTGGCTGTTCCTGCTGAACGTTGTTATCAGCCACACGCCAGGTGTACGCGCTTTTATCAACAAAACCAGCCTTTTTCAGTTCCCATAGTTCGTTCAGCACTTCTTCACGACTGATATCAAGTCGCGCAGCAAGTTCTATGGATGTGGCTTTTCCCATTGCTTTCAGTGCGTCAAAAACAGTCTCCATTAAAATTTCCTCCCGGTAAAAATTACTTCGCAATTCCTGGCTGACCAACATTCGGACGCCAGCTCTCCCAGTTAAAATTCACCCATCGCCCGCCGTTCATGGTCATGCGATCCATAATCCGCTCGCCGAGCAATGTTTTCATGGCCTCATAGTTCAGGTTTGTCAGCATCCCCACGCTGCGCATCGACGCTGTCCGGCGATCAACAATCTGGTGCAGCACCACCTGCTCGTTTTTCGTCTCGCGCTGAATGCCAATTTCATCAAGAACCAGCAGATCCACTTCGCACAGCTCCCGCAAAAATTTTTCGCCTGACTGCCCGTCGTCATAGCTGGCGTGCAGGGCGCTCATAACATCAGCCACGGTAACCACAATCACTGTCTGACCGTCTTTCAGCAGGCGATTCCCGATAGCTGCCGCTAAGTGATTCTTCCCGGTACCAGGTTTTCCGCTGAACGCAAAATTTGTATACCCGGTCATCAGTTCATCGGCGATGGATTTCGCCTGGCTTAACGCGTATCGCTGCCCTTCGTTCTGCACCTGGTAATTCGCAAACGAGCATTTGCGGTGCAACGGCTGGATGCCAGAGCGATTCAGGATTTTTTCCACCCGCAACTGACGATTCAGGCGGTTGATCTCCTCGCAACGTTTCTGGCCTTCAGCAAGTTGCCACTCGCGCCACTCCGCAACCGTTCTGAATGGGGCGGTTACATGTGGTGGGGTCAGTCTGCGGATACGCTCCAGAACGCCTCCTGTCGCAATATTTTTCATGGCCTGTTACCCCCTGAAGCCTGGCGGGATCGCACTGTCCGGCAACGAGACGGTGTTAACCTGTCGGAGCAACGTCTCAGGCCGAACACCTTTCGGCGCGAACAGGCCCTGGTATTCATTGGCGATACTGTGTCGAATCACCTGCTCAGGTGTAAAACCCTGCTGGCGGAATTTTTCCAGCTCCCGTATCGCCCCGTTAGCGCCCTGCTCCGTTCGAATCGGTTTTCGCAATGCCTGCCTGAACCGGACCCACTCATGCCAGAGTGTTTCCGGCAACCAATCGGGCAGCTCAATAGCCTCCGGCTCAAATTTTTTAGACGCTCGTTTTTGGCGAGGGGGATTTAGGGGGAGATCAGTATTTATATCTTCCTCTTCCTCTTCCTCTTCCTCTGGTAACGCTTTTTGATCCATTTGTGTAACGCTGCCAGCGTTACCTTTTCGTTTCAGTTCGCGTATTTTTGTAACTCGCTCGTTTGTAACCGCCCGTTTTTTAGAGCTTTTCCCGTTATGACGTTCAAAGTTAGGTAGAGAAAGCCCACCGTCATTTTCGACCAGCCATCCAACCTGAATTAACGCATCAGCAAAACCAGCCATAAAAGTGATGCGATCTATTGCACTTTTTGTAACGCCGCGAGCGTTACAATCTGCATTACCGTCTATCATTTGTTGATCCGCCCATGCCCAGAAGCGAATAACCTTCCCTAATGCGGCATCTGGATCAATATTCAGAATCTCAGCAAGCCTGAATATTTCCGGCTTATCCGGCGTAATAACCTCGAGCTTTATCCAGTTTGAAGCCATTTGTTTTCACCTTGTAACGCTCGCAGCGTTACATTTAACTGATACCGAACAAAACAATCCGGCACGATTAATTTCAATCAATGCACTACGACAGAATCGCCGGGCGACCCACCACCGCTGAAATGTGCTTTCCGGTAAACGGCCTGGACTGCATCATCATGCGCATCAATTGCCGTACTCAACGCTTCCTGCGCCGCCAGTAATGCACGGCGTTCCAGGGTATCGAAGATGCAGAGTCGGTGACGCAGCTCGCGCGGAAGAATTGCCAGAACCGCAGGGATCAGTTTCTGAATTTTTTCCCTTTGCGCTTTCGTTTCACCTTTCAACCAACGGTGATAGATATTCTGCTGATTGTTCCAGTCCTTGCCTGGTACAAGGGGCAATTCGCCGCCCCCCCCCCTGGCGCAGATATTCTTCAGTAATTGCGTTAGCGACCCACGCCTGCCCTTTTTCGGCTGCCAGGGCTAACAACACTGATTCGATGTGCTCATGCTTGATTTTCATGAATCAACCGCTCCTATGCTGTTTTCGCTATGCTTACCGTCAGGGGGGAATACATCGTCAAGTCCACAATGAGCACCAAGCCGATTAAGGGTAGAAACAATTTTTCTGCACTCCTCTAGCCCAGGGGTACGAAAATTTGCTTCGTAATTTGCCAGTCGGCTTTGTATCCACCCTAACTGAACAGCAAGTTGTCTTTGAGACAGCCCAAGCTGTTTTCGATATGTTGAAATTTTGTTCATCATTACCTCCTGTTTCTATTATTCACATTTCGTGAGTGAGATCAACTACAGATACGTGAGTACCGCCAATTTCACACATCGTGATAAAATCGGAACTATGAAAACGATTGCAGAACAAATAGGCGAGCGCCTAAAAGCCACTCGCCTAAATCGAGGATTAAGTATGGGAAACCTGGCAAAACTATGTGGTTGGTCAGGTTCTTCTCGTATTGCTAACTACGAAGCTGGCACCAGGAGTGTGGGGGCTGAGGATGCGATCATCCTCGGCCAAGTACTAGGCATTTCCCCCGCAGAATTAATGTTCGGTGAACAGGAAAACACGTACTCATGGTTAAATGATAACCAGAAAAAAATGCTAGAGCTGTTTAATCAGCTCCCGGGATCAGAACAAGCACGCATGATTGATCTGTTCGAAATCCGTCTTCAAGAGCTTGATGAGTATGTGGAAAAATATCTAAGAAGCAGGCAACAGAAAAAATCCTCCTAAACCTTTAATCTCCCTCGATTCCAATCAAAAAGCTCTCGCTATTAGCGAGGGCTTTTTTTGTCCATCAAAAATCCAAAAACAACATTGTTCACATATTGAGTTGACAAATCACTCACGATATGTGAGCATTCGTCATATCCAAACAACGCTCCACCAGAGAACGGCAGGACAATACCTCGAGTTATCCAGCCACTGAACAGGGCTAAGTAGCCAGCCTGAGGCATACGAACATGACGGCAGTTGTTGATTGATACAAAGCGCAGTAGATAAAACGTTCCGCCACCCGGCGTTAAGGGGAAAAAAGATGGTTGGTGAAGATCTGGTTGTTATTAACGGTCAATTGTGCAGCAAAGATGTGGCAGCCATGCTTATTAGCAAGGTTCTTCCAACTGTGCTGGAGGTCATTGCAGAAAAAGTAAAGGCTGGTCGTCCAGACAAGGAAGTTGAAGAGGCGGCAAAAACAGTTGTTCATGCCGCTACAGAAGCAATTATTTTGAAGAGCCTAGTTTCGCCCAAGCCTTAAGTGAATCGGCGCTTTTTTTAGCATCACGTTCATTGAGTAGTGACAAAAACTCATTCTCAGCATTCTCGATTTCCGAGAAAAATTCTTGATGAGTTGTTTCTCGCTGCGATCTGATGCTGAAAGCTAAAGCAAGTAGCCAGGCTTTGTCTTTATTATCCATCGGAATACCTTATTACTGGTTGTGTGAGAACTCCAGTATACCACCGAGCCTGAAGTGGTAAAAAAAGACAGGCGCACAACACGAAAGCGCACGGAGGAGGTGTTTTTCCCTTAGAAGGCTTGTCGTTAAATTTCTTCGACCGTGCGCTTCCGGTTGTGGCAATCCGCGAAATGGCGCGGCGGTAAGTATGGCGAGGCTATCCTTTCCTCGAGATAACACCGGGTTGTCAGGCTGACCATACGCTTAAGTGACAACCCCGCTGCAACAACCCATGTTGATTACCTTTTGGCGGCATCAGTTTCATTGCTGGCTGATGTCCGCCCTTTTTAAAGTGAATTTTGTGATGCGGTGAATGCGGCTAAGCGCACGCGGAACAGTTAAAAGGCCATTTGTTCTCCGTATCAATACTTATGGGTAGGTACTTGCAGGCGGGTCCCTGTATTCCGGCGTTAATTGTTAACTGGTTAACGTCACCTGGAGGCACCAGGCACCGCATCAACAAAGTTCATTTGTAAAAATGGAGATAATTATGATTGCTCATCACTTCGGAACTGATGAAATACCACGTCAGTGTGTGACTCCTGGCGATTATGTTCTTCATGAAGGCCGGACATATATTGCCTCGGCAAACAATATTAAAAAGCGAAAACTTTATATTCGTAACCTGACCACAAAAACATGCATTACTGACTGCATGATTAAAGTCTTCCTCGGTCGTGATGGTTTACCTGTAAAGGCGGAGTCATGGTGATGACTAAGAAAATAAAATGTGCTTATCACCTTTGCAATAAAGAAATTGAAGAAAGCAAAATCATTACAAGACCACTTCATTTCATGCGTGGAGTTATACCAACGACGGAAATGAAAAAATATTGTAGTGAAATCTGTGCCGAAAAAGACCAGATGGCACACGAACTTTAATTAACTGACTATCCGAAACTAAATTTATGCCAGCAATGGCAGGGATTCGCTCAACCTTAATTAAGGAGAAAAACATGATTACCAGTTATGAAGCCACTGTTGTAACGACCGATGACATTGTTCACGAGGTTAATCTGGAAGGAAAGCGTATTGGCTACGTGATTAAAACAGAAAATAAAGAAACCCCATTCACTGTGGTTGATATCGACGGTCCATCAGGCAACGTAAAAACACTTGATGAAGGTGTCACAAAAATGTGCCTGGTTCACATCGGAAAGAATCTGCCCGCAGAAAAAAAGCCGGATTTCTGGCAACTCTGATTGCAATGAAATTAGGCGGTGAAATCTGAAAGAAATAGCCTGCGCCATACGCAGGCTATGAACAGTGTGTATCCGGCAAGATCATTCACTGAACAAAACGAATTTTAATCTGAGTTGAGGTTAAAAAACAATGAGCACAAAACCACTCTTCCTGTTACGGAAAGCGAAAAAATCATCCGGTGAACCTGACGTCGTCCTGTGGGCAAGCGACGATCTTGAATCGACCTGTGCCACTCTGGACTACCTGCTCGTTAAGTCAGGCAAAAAACTGAGCAGCTATTTTAAACCTGTTGCCACGAATTTTCCTGTCGTTAATGACCTTCCCCCTGAAGGTGAGATCGATTTTACCTGGAGTGACCGCTATCAACTCAGCAAAGACTCCATGACCTGGGAACTAAAACCGGGAGCAGCGCCAGACGACGTTCACCACCAGGATAATGCTCAAGAAACCAAAGAACTGGCGGGAGGCCAGGAAGAAAACGCGCAGGCAGACGCCCACGAGGATTGCCAGGATTGCGAAGTCTCTGTAGCCACTTTGCGGTTCACACAGCGTCTTCTGCACATATTTACGTATGCAGCCGGGGATCGGAAATACCTGCATCATGCCACCCGTGAACAACGCAAACACATTACTGCTCTTGAGATGGATCAGGAAAACAGCTATGTCCAGAATCTGCTGTTGGCCATACGCAGCATGGCAGAACCGACAACTCTGGATAATGCCGCCCTGCTCCGCCTGACTGATGCAATTAAGGCAGTGTTCTCTATCACGAAAAAACATCAGCCCTATGAATTTAAGAATTTCATTTCAGCCTGGCTGGATACCGAACACATTGATCGCAGTCTTCTGACAAAAGAATGGCGAAAAGGAAATCGTGTTTCACGCATCACGCGCACGGCTTCCGGCGCTAATGCTGGCGGCGGGAACCTCACCGATCGCGGCGAAGGTTTCGTTCACGATCTGACGTCACTGGCGCGCGACGTAGCCACTGGCGTACTGGCTCGTTCAATGGACGTGGACATTTATAACCTTCATCCGGCACACGCTAAACGTGTCGAGGAAATTATCGCTGAAAATAAACCGCCCTTTTCTGTTTTCCGCGACAAATTCATCACCATGCCTGGCGGGCTGGATTATTCCCGCGCCATCGTGGTTGCGTCCGTAAAAGAAGCACCAATTGGGATCGAGGTCATCCCCGCACACGTCACTGAATATCTGAACAAAGTACTGACTGAAACCGATCATGCCAACCCTGATCCGGAAATCGTGGATATTGCCTGCGGTCGCTCCTCTGCCCCGATGCCGCAGCGTGTAACAGAAGAAGAAAAACAGGATGATGAAGAAAAACCGCAACCATCTTGCGCAATGGCAGATGAACAGGCAACGGCTGAAACAGTGGAACCGGATGCAACTGAACATCATCAGGACACGCAGCCGCTGGATGCTCAGTCACAGGTAAATTCTGTTGATGCGAAATATCAGAAACTGCGGGCAGAACTCCATGAAGCCCGGAAAAACATTCCGCCCAAAAATCCTGTCGATGCAGACAAATTACTGGCTGCCTCTCGCGGAGAATTTGTTGAAGGGATTAGCGACCCGAATGATCCGAAATGGGTTAAAGGGATCCAGACCCGCGATTCTGTGTACCAGCATCAGCCAGAAACAGAACAGAACGACCGAAAATCGGAACAAAACGGCCAAAATGCGCGACAAAATGAACCAGAAGCGCAACAGGAACTGGAAAAAGTCTGCAATGCCTGCGGTCAGGCTGGCGGCGGCAACTGTCCTGACTGTGGCGCGGTGATGGGCGACGCAACGTATCAGGAAACCTTTAATGAAGAAAATCTGGATGAATCTCAGGAAAAAGAGCCGGAGGAAATGGAAGGCCCTGAACATCCGCACAATGAGAATGCTGGCAGCGATCTGCATCGCGATTGCAGTGATGAAACTGGCGAAGTCGCAGATCCCGTAATCGCAGGAGACATAGAGCCTGGTATTTATTACGGAATTTCGAATGAGAATTACCACGCGGGTCCCGGTGTCAGTAAGTCTCAGCTCGACGACATTGCTGATACTCCGGCGCTGTATTTGTGGCGTAAAAATGCCCCTGTGGACACCACAAAGACAAAAACGCTCGATTTAGGAACCGCTTTCCACTGCCGTGTACTTGAACCGGAAGAATTCAGTAACCGCTTTATCGTAGCACCTGAATTTAACCGCCGTACAAACGCCGGAAAAGAAGAAGAGAAAGCGTTTCTGATGGAATGCGCAAGCACAGGAAAAACGGTTATCACTGCCGAAGAAGGCCGGAAAATTGAACTCATGTATCAGAGCGTTATGGCTTTGCCGCTGGGTCAATGGCTTGTGGAAAGCGCCGGACACGCTGAATCATCAATTTACTGGGAAGATCCGGAAACAGGAATTTTGTGTCGGTGCCGTCCGGACAAAATTATTCCTGAATTTCACTGGATCATGGACGTGAAAACCACAGCGGATATTCAACGATTCAAAACGGCTTATTACGACTACCGCTATCACGTTCAGGATGCATTCTACAGTGACGGTTATGAAGCACAGTTTGGTGTGCTGCCAACTTTCGTTTTTCTGGTTGCCAGCACAACTGTTGAATGCGGACGTTACCCGGTTGAGATTTTCATGATGGGCGAAGAAGCAAAACTGGCAGGCCAGCAGGAATATCACCGCAATCTGAGGACCCTGGCTGACTGCCTGAATACCGATGAATGGCCAGCTATTAAAACGTTATCACTGCCCCGCTGGGCTAAGGAGTATGCAAATGACTAAGCAACCGCCTATCGCAAAAGCCGATCTGCAAAAAACTCAGGGAAACCGTGCACCAGCAGCAGTAAAAAATAACGACGTGATCAGCTTTATTAATCAGCCATCAATGAAAGAGCAACTGGCAGCAGCTCTCCCACGCCATATGACGGCTGAACGAATGATACGTATCGCCACTACAGAAATTCGTAAGGTTCCGGCGCTAGGAAACTGTGACACCATGAGTTTTGTCAGTGCGATCGTTCAGTGTTCACAGCTCGGCCTTGAGCCAGGTAGCGCCCTCGGCCACGCATATTTACTGCCTTTTGGTAATAAAAACGAAAAGAGCGGTAAAAAGAACGTTCAGCTAATCATTGGTTATCGCGGCATGATTGATCTGGCTCGCCGTTCTGGTCAAATCGCCAGCCTGTCAGCCCGTGTTGTCCGTGAAGGTGACGAGTTTAGTTTTGAATTTGGCCTTGATGAAAAGTTAATACACCGCCCGGGAGAAAACGAAGATGCACCAGTGACCCACGTCTATGCTGTCGCAAGACTGAAAGACGGAGGGACTCAGTTTGAAGTTATGACGCGCAAACAGATTGAACTGGTGCGCAGCCAGAGTAAGGCAGGTAATAACGGGCCGTGGGTAACTCACTGGGAAGAAATGGCAAAAAAAACGGCTATTCGTCGCCTGTTTAAATACCTGCCTGTCTCAATTGAAATCCAGCGTGCAGTATCAATGGATGAAAAGGAACCACTGACAATCGATCCGGCAGACTCCTCTGTATTAACCGGGGAATACAGTGTAATCGATAATTCAGAAGAATAATTCAGCCAGGCGGTGTAATGCACCGCCAACGTGAGACAGTTTTTATGACAAAAATTATGAGATATGACGATGTTAAACCATGTCCGTTTTGTGGTTGTCCATCTGTTACGGTGAAAGCCATTTCAGGATATTACCGCGCAAAGTGTAACGGATGCGAATCCCGAACCGGCTATAGTGGAAGTGAAAAAGAAGCACTCGAAAGATGGAATAAACGAACTACTGGAAATAATAATGGAGGTGTTCATGTATAAAATTACTGCCACTATTGAAAAGGAAGGTGGCACTCCTACTAACTGGACAAGATATTCAAAATCTAAATTAACGAAATCAGAATGCGAAAAAATGCTCTCAGGGAAAAAAGAAGCAGGCGTGTCCAGAGAGCAGAAAGTAAAGCTGATAAATTTTAATTGCGAGAAACTTCTGTCCTCGTGAGTTGCATTATATACAAATTAGAACTTCATAGCTGATTATTAAAAATCAACCACACCCGCCAGTATTCTGTATATTTACTGGCGGTCATATCGTAAGAGGTATGGCAATGAATCTTGTGACACTCAAAACGTGGGGAAAACTCAGATATCCGGATAACCCACCATCAATATCAACGCTGAGACGATGGGCAAGGAATGGAAACATTTATCCTGCACCTGAACTACACGGGAGGAGTTACAGAGTGGTTCCGGAGGCTTTCTATATCAACCCAAATAAGGTTGATACCGATATAACACACCATCAGCCTAATGGGCGACAAGGGAGAGACAGTCCGTTACTGGAGAAGTTAAAACATGCAGCGGAAAAAATACGATCCCAATTTGCCTAAAAACTTAACATATCGAAGGAGGGACAAAGCATATTACTGGCGCAACCCTCTGACGAAAGAAGAATTTACACTAGGTAAAATTTCAAGAAGAGATGCAGTAGCGCAGGCAATTGAAGCAAATCATTATATATACAAAAACTACTCTCCTGCTGCCTTAATTGAAAAGCTTAAAGGGTTCGACTCATTTACTATGGCAGACTGGATTGAACGTTACAAAACGATTCTTATAAGGAGAAAAGTGTCCAGAAATACTTATAAAATTCGGGTAAATCAACTGGAGACAATAAAAGAAAAATTGGGAGGGATTTTACTGACAGAAATAACCACTCGCCATATTGCCGAGTTTCTTGATTTGTGGATTGAAGGAGGGAAAAACACAATGGCAGGATCAATGCGTTCTGTGTTGTCTGATATGTTTCGCGAGGCCATTGTTGAAGGACGTATATCTCAAAATCCAGTAACGCCAACAAGAGCACCGAAAATAGTAGTTACAAGAGAACGACTGAAACTAAAGACATACAACTGCATCAGGGAGGCAGCAGATCAACTTCCGGCATGGTTCCCATTAGCTATGGATTTAGCCCTTGTAACAGGACAACGTCGCGAAGACATAACGAATATGCGGTTCAGTGATATTTATGATGATCGTCTCCACATCAGGCAAATTAAGACAGGAATGATGATTGCTATCCCCCTGTCACTCAGCCTTCCTGTCGCTGGTCTACGGCTTGGTACAGTAGTTGAACGGTGCCGCCTGGTAAGCCGGGGAGATTATCTAATCAGTGCCGGGATTAGAAAAAACAGCCCTGACGGCAGCATTCACCCGGATGGCCTGACAAAAAAATTTGTCGCAGCCAGAAAATTAACAGGTATTCAGTTCAGTGAAAACCCACCAACTTTTCACGAGATCAGAAGTCTGGCTGGACGATTGTACAAAGAAACATGTGGAGAAGAATTTGCCCAGCGCCTACTTGGTCACACATCGGAGAAGACAACAAAAATGTATCTTGATGAGCGAGAAAAAACGTACTTACTGCTCTGATTTTAACGTAAATGGATTGTTAAATGTATATTGGTTGTGATATAACCAAAAAAGACCGGAATACAGAAATTCGAGTAAATTTCGGGGAATTTCGGGGAGATGCTTGCAACTAATTGATTTTAAATACAATTAAAAAGAGACCGAATACGATTCCTGTATTCGGTCCAGGGAAATGGCTCTTGGGAGAGAGCCATGCGCTAAAAGTTGGCATTAATGCAGGCTTAGTTGCCTTGCCCTTTAAGAATAGATGACGACGCCAGGTTTTCCAGTTTGCGTGCAAAATGGTCAATAAAAAGCGTGGTGGTCATCAGCTGAAATGTTAAAAACCGCCCGTTCTGGTGAAAGAACTGAGGCGGTTTTTTTATTGGAAATCAAAAGGCTATTTTAGGTAATTAACAGAGTTTTTCAGCTCGTTCTATAAACGGTGCCAGACTCATTTTTTCGCCGGGATTGTTAGGATCATCAATCTGAATCACCGAAATGGGTTGGGCTTTAGTCTTCCCACTGGCAACTTCCTTTTGTGCGATATCGTTTAAAGGATACTGCACGAGGGTACTTGGGTTGATGACATACAAAGCATTACCCGGTCGGCAAGTCAGCATCACCTCTTCGCGATTAAACGCCCATTTGTCTTTACCCACTTCAAAACGGCTGACGGTAATCACCTGCGGTGCAGCCAGCGCCGCTGCAGAACTGGTGAGTAACAGAAACGCCAGAATACTTTTTTTCATCAT